ACTAATACCTTTTGAAATGTATGAATTTCAAAAAAAACTTATAAAAAACTTTCATAATCATAGATTCAACATTTGTAAAATGCCTCGTCAGACAGGTAAATCTACAACAGTAGTATCATATCTTTTACACTATGCAATATTTAATGATAATTCAAATATTGCAATTCTTGCAAATAAGGCATCTACTGCAAGAGATCTTTTGCAAAGATTACAAACTGCATATGAAAATTTACCAAAGTGGTTACAACAAGGAGTTCTTGCTTGGAATAAAGGATCTTTAGAAATAGAAAATGGATCTAAAATAGTAGCAGCATCTACATCAGCATCTGCTGTTCGTGGTGGTTCTTACAATATTATATTTTTGGACGAATTTGCGTTCATTCCAAACAATATTGCAGATCAATTTTTTGCATCAGTATATCCTACAATTTCTTCTGGTAATTCTACCAAAGTTATTATGGTATCTACCCCTCATGGCATGAACCACTTTTATCGCTTTTGGCATGATGCAGAAAGAGGATTAAACAAATATGTCCCCACAGAAGTTCATTGGACTGAAGTTCCTGGAAGAGATAGTAAATGGAAAGAAGAAACAATTTCAAATACTTCAGCTCAACAATTTGCTATTGAGTTTGAATGTGAATTTTTAGGTTCAGTTGATACTTTAATTGCACCCAGCAAATTAAGAAGTTTAGTTTATGACAATCCTACTAAAAAAAGTGGAGGATTAGATGTCTACGAAGACCCAAATAATGAAAAGGATTATGTAATTACAGTAGATGTTGCAAGAGGAGTTGGAAATGATTATTCTGCATTTGTAGTATTTGATATTACAACATTCCCCCATAAAATTGTAGCAAAGTATAGAAACAATGAAATTAAACCTATGCTATTTCCAAGTATTATTCATCAAGTAGCACAAGCTTATAATAAATCTTTTATATTATGTGAAGTTAATGATGTTGGAGATCAAGTAGCAAGTATTATTCAATATGATTTGGAGTATCAAAATTTATTAATGTGCTCTATGAGAGGTAGAGCTGGACAACGTGTAGGGCAAGGATTTTCTGGAAATAAAACTCAACTTGGAGTTAAAATGTCCAAAACAGTTAAAAAAATTGGATGTTTAAATCTTAAAACCATGATAGAAGAAGATAAACTTATCTTCAACGATTATGAAGTTATTTCTGAACTTACCACCTTTATACAAAAGCATAATTCATTTGAAGCTGAAGAGGGATGTAATGATGACCTTGCTATGTGCTTGGTAATTTATGCTTGGTTAGTTGCACAAGATTACTTTAAAGAACTTACAGATCAAGATGTAAGAGAAAGATTATATGAAGATCAGGAAGAACAAATAGAACAAGATATGTCTCCTTTTGGATTTGTTTTGGATGGCACAGAATTATTAAATGCAGAAGTTGACTCTGATGGAGATTTATGGCATTTGGATGAATATGGAGATCGTTCCTATATGTGGGAGTATAGATAAGAAAATTATAAATACATTTAGAGCAAAACTGAAGCATTTAGAGGAGTTAAAATGGCGCTAAGCTTAGCATCTCCAGGAATTTCAATTAAAGAAGTAGATTTGACTAGAGGTGGTATTAATAATACCACATCATTATCTGCTGGAATTGCAGCACCTTTTCAAAAGGGGCCAGTAAATCAAGTAGTAACAATTACAAATGAAAATGACTTAGTAAATATTTTTGGTAAACCATCACCTAATAATTATCAGTATGAATATTGGTATTCTGCATCAAATTTCCTATCTTATGGTGGAAGTTTAAAGGTAGTAAGATGTTCTGGTAGTAATTTAGCAAATTCTAATGCTGGTGTAGGTATAGGAACCACTACCAATTTACAAATTGATAATTATGATGATTATTTAAATAATTATTCCAATCCTACAAATTGGTATTGGGCAACCAAAGATTCAGGATATTGGGGAGAAGGTATCAAGGTTTGCGTAATTGACAATTTTGCAGATCAAATTTTATCTGGTATTAGTACTGGGACTACAGTATTTGTTGGAGTAGCAACTGCAAGCGGAACTGTAGGTGTTACAAGTACTACTATTACTGGAATCACAACAACTGCAATTGCACTTGGACAATTTGTACTACCAATTTCTGGAGTTGTTGGTTCTGGTGTTACTGTAGTTGGTGTTTCTAATGCATCTGGGGGTACAGTTACTTTAGAATCTGCATCTTTAAATATAAACTCAACTACAACCACATTTAGATTTGGGACATACTCTGCATCAGGAGCAAATGTTCAAATTGGATTTGGTGTAACACAATCACTTTCAGGATCAATTGCTGGTGTTGGTACAACTTCTGCTGCTTCTGGATACCTTAAAGGGATTATTACAGGAGTTGGTGCATCTACAATTTATGTAAAAGTTAATTCAATTGTAACAGTTGGAGGAACAGAATCAATTCAAGATTATACAGAAAATGGATCTTATGCCTTTGAAAAATCTTCATTAAATATAATTACTGCAAGTGGTGTAACTACTTCAACCCAAACTCCAACTTTAGTTTCTGACTGGTACAATTCTCAAAATATTTTAGATACTGCAAATGGAGATAGTACAACTCTTTCTTGGAGAAGTGTTGCTAATAAACCAAGAACTAATGCTTATGTATCAGAAAGAGGTGGTGGTAATGATGCATTGCACGTTGTAGTTGTTGACAGCAAAAAAGTTGGAAATATTTCAGGAACTCCACAAAATATTTTAGAAAAATTCATCAATCTTTCTAAAGCATCAGATGCCACAATTTCTCCATCACAAAAAATTTATTATAAAGATTATATTGCATTAAATTCAAACTACATATATGCAGGAAAATCTATTGGAGATGTTGCAGATAGTTATTGGAACACAAGTCCAGTTGCATCAAATTTTTCTTCAGCATTTACTGTAAAAACAGTTGCATCTGGAGTTTGGGGAGTAAGTTCAGAAAATACTACATTCAATTCAATTGGAAATGTATCTTATACTTTAACAGGTGGTAAAGATTACAGTACTGGAATAAGTACTGGAATAGGTACTAATATTGGAGGATATGAAGTATCCTTAAGTGACTTAACTTCTGCATATGATTATCTTGCAAATGCAACTAATGTTCCTTTAAATTTCCTTCTACAAGGAAGTGCTTCTTTAGGGAAGGAATTTGAGCAAGCAAAAGCAAAGAAATTAATTGAAATTGCCGAACAAAGAAAAGATTGTGTTGCATATATTTCTCCATACAGAGGATCCTCTGTAAATGCAACTTCAACATCAACTCAACTTACAAATATTCTTGGGTTTTTTAGTCCAATAACTTCTTCATCATATGCAGTATTTGATAGTGGTTATCAATACATTTATGATAGATTTAATCAGAAATTTGTTTATATTCCTTGCTCAGGAGACACTGCTGGTATTTGTGTAAGAACAGATATTAATCAGTATCCCTGGTACTCACCTGCAGGTAAAAGTAGAGGAAATTATAATCATGCAATTAAACTTGCATATAGTCCTTCACAGGATGATAGGGACAGATTATATTCTCAAAGAATTAATCCTATAATTTCTTCTCCTGGAGCTGGTATTATTCTTTTTGGAGATAAAACTGCATTATCTTATCAATCTGCATTTGATAGAATTAATGTCAGAAGATTATTCATCACTATTGAACAAGCAATTAAGAGTGCTGCTGATGCTCAACTTTTTGAATTCAATGATGCAACAACAAGAGCAAATTTTGTAAATATTGTAGACCCATATTTAAAAGATGTTCAAATTAAGAGAGGTATTTCAGACTATCTCTTAATTTGCGATGAAACAAATAATACCCCAGATGTAATTGATAGGAATGAATTTGTTGCTAACATTTATGTAAAACCCGCAAGATCAATTAATTTTATTGGTCTTACATTTGTTGCTACCAGAACAGGTGTTTCATTTGAAACAGTTGTAGGAACCGTTTAATTTAATCAGGAGAATCTAAAATGGCTACTTTTCAGCAAAGAACTATTGACAGTTTTAAGACTAAGTTAAAAGGAGGTGGTGCTCGTAGTAACTTATTTGAAGTAAGTTTTGGTAAGGACCAAGGAGGAACACCTAATGGTGGAGTATTTGCTAATCTTGGAGTTACCACCTTCGAAAATGATGATTTAATGCTCATCAAAACTGCAGGATTACCAGCTTCCACTCTAACTGAAATTCCAGTTCCATTTAGAGGTAGAACTTTAAAAATTGCTGGTGACAGAAGTTTTGATGTTTGGAGCATTACAGTTATTAACGATACAGATTTTAAATGGAGAAACTTTTTTGAAAGATGGGTTAACTATATTACTAAGGCATCTGATGGAAGTGGTACTATTAATCCAACTGAATATATGGCGGATATGAATGTAGCACAATTAACAAGAAGTCCCAGTGTTGCTCCTAATCAAGTAAATACTAATAGTATTGCAGTATTGAGAAAATATATTGTACATTCAGTATTTCCAACTTCAGTGTCACAAATTGATCTTTCATATAATAATGAAAATGAAATTGAAGAATTTACAGTAGATCTTCAAGTTCAATGGTGGGAAGCAGTGAACGAAAAGAACCAGCAAGATATCATCTAAATACTTCATAGTTTAAAATTATACAATGGCAAAATTATTTGGTTTTTCTATTGAGGATGAAAATAAATTACCTAAAAGTGCTATATCTCCTGTCCCCGAAAATAACGAGGATGGGGTTGATTATTATCTGACCAGTGGATTTTATGGTCAATATGTAGATATTGAAGGTGTATTTAGGAATGAATATGATTTGATTAAGAGATATCGTGAGATGTCTCTTCATCCAGAATGTGATAGTGCCATTGAAAATGTAGTAAATGAAGCTATTGTAAGTGATTTAAATGATAGTCCAGTAGAACTTGAATTGAGCAATTTAAATGCAAGTGATGGATTAAAAAAAATTATTCGTGAAGAATTTAAGTATATTAAAGATTTGATGGGATTTGATAAAAAATCACATGAAATTTTTAAGAATTGGTATATTGATGGAAGAATTCTTTATCATAAAATAATTGACATCAAGAATCCAACTGAAGGTATTCAAGATTTGAGATATATGGATCCTCTAAAAGTTAAATTTATGAGGGTAGAAAAAAATAAAGGTAATGTTTTAAGTGCTAATTATATTCCTGATTTAAAAAATCCTTCAATGATTCAGGAACCTGATATTGAAGAATACTTTATGTATTTTCCTGCTACTACTATTCAAAAGTATGGGGCAAGTAGTAAGGGAATTAAGATTGCAAAAGATTCAATCACATATGTTACTTCAGGACTTGTAGATAGAAATAGACAATTAACACTTTCATATTTACATAAGGCAATTAAGGCACTTAATCAATTAAGAATGATTGAGGATGCTTTAGTTATTTACAGACTTTCAAGAGCACCTGAAAGAAGAATTTTTTATATTGATGTTGGAAATTTACCTAAAGTAAAAGCAGAACAATATCTTCGTGATGTAATGAATCGTTATCGCAATAAACTTGTATATGATGCAAATACTGGTGAAATACGTGATGATAAAAAGTTTATGAGTATGATGGAAGATTTTTGGTTACCTCGTAGAGAAGGTGGTAGAGGAACTGAAATTTCAACTCTTCCTGGAGGTCAAAATCTTGGAGAACTTCAGGATGTTCAATACTTCCAAAAGAAACTTTTTAGAGCACTCAATGTTCCAGAATCCAGAACTGCTTCTGATGGAGGATTCAATTTAGGACGTTCATCTGAAATTTTAAGAGATGAACTGATGTTTACCAAATATGTTGGTAGAATGAGAAAAAGATTTAGTAATGTTTTTCATGATATGTTAAGAACTCAACTAATTCTCAAAAACATAGTAACCCCAGAAGATTGGGATAATATGAGTGAGCATATTCAATATGATTTCCTTTATGACAATCATTTTTCTGAACTTAAAGAAACTGAATTGATGAATGAAAGATTAAATCTAATGGTAGCAGTTCAACCTTATGTAGGAACATACTATTCTCAAGATTTCGTAAAGAGAAAAGTTTTAAGGCAAACTGATCAAGAAATTGTAGATCAGAAAAAACTGATGGAAAAGGAAATTAAAGATGGTGAATATCCAGATCCTAAATTAGTTCCACCAATTGGACCTGATGGTATGCCTATTATGGGAGCAGCGGGTGGACAAGTGATGGGTCAAGTTCCTATGGAACCTCAAGTTTCAGGTGCAGATAAGGCAACTTCAGTTAATAGCAAAGCAGCAGAAATATAAATAGTTTCATAAACTTTGAGGTATTTAAATGGATCCTAGTAATGATTTGATGGACATTGTATTGGATGGAAATTCTGCAGAAGAAATTTCTGATAAGATTAAAGAAATCTTATATACGAAATCTGCAGAAAAAATCAATGAATTAAGACCTTATGTTGCACAAGATATGTTTGGTACAGAGGAAAACTAATGGCACATAGAGTAGTAGGAACTGGACTTACAGTAGCAATTGCTGCAGGAACTGGTTCAACATCAACTCCAATTGCATTACAATCTGGATATGTAAGAATTGCTCCTACAGTTGCATGTCATGTTGGGCTTGCTTCAACTTCAACATCTTTAGCATCAAAAAGTGATTATCTAATTCCAACTGATGATTATGCAATTTTAAAGGAAAGAGTTGCATCTTCTGTAGTAAGTTCAGCATCTTCAGGTTCCACAACAACTTATTATTTTGGAGAAAATGTAGAAAATCCATTTCTCATTGGAGATTATGTGACAATTACAAATTCTTCTTCTAGTGCTTATAATTGTACTCATCAATTGGTAACTGGAAAAGCATTGAATTATATTACATTAAATTATTCAACATCAACAGGAGCAGCAACCACATTTTCTGGAACTGCTAATGCAAGAAGATCAATAGTTGTTACAACACTAGGAGCAGCGTCTGCTGGATATGCTCATGTAACAGAAGTACAAATTGCATCTCAAGGATAAATGAAACTAATCACAGAAGAAATAGAATCAGTAAAAATTATTACTGAAGAAAAAAATGGAAAACAAACCTTGTATATTACAGGGCCGTTTCTTCAAGCTGAAATTACTAATAGAAATGGTAGATGTTATCCATATCAAGTTTTAGACAGAGAAGTAAAAAGATATAATGATTCATTTATCACAAATGGTCGTGCATTGGGTGAATTAGGCCACCCTAATGGACCCACTATTAATCTTGATAGAGTTTCTCATATGATCACATCCCTTCATGCAGAGGGGAATAATTTTATTGGAAAAGCAAAGATTCTTGATACTCCAATGGGAAATATTGCAAAGTCCCTTTTAGGGGAAGGTGTAAAACTTGGAGTTTCTACTAGAGGAGTTGGATCTTTAATAGAAAGAAATGGAATTAAATATGTTGGTGATGATTTTATGTTAGCAACTGCTGCTGATATTGTAGCCGATCCTTCTGCCCCTGATGCATTTATTCAGGGAATTATGGAAGGTAAAGAATGGGTATGGGATGGTGGAGTATTAAAAGAAATTGCAGCAACAAAAGTAAAAAAAACAGTAGAGTCTCTTTCTAAGAAAAAAGGTCTTACTGAAAGTGAAAAACTTTATCTTTTGAATGATTATCTTTCAAATTTGTAATTTATAAATAAATATAGAATAAATCTAAGAGTTTTTTTATTCGGAGTATACACATGAGTATCGGTAACGACTTACAAGAAATGGAAGTATCAACTAAAAAATCTGT